TCAAGGTCCACCAAAAAAAGACCGGCGACTGTAGCACGGCTTGTTTCGGAGAGCAGCTACAGCCGTGCAGAGAGCATCGAAATCCCGGGGCGCCATCGCTCTGACGACGGCCTTGATTCTGGCGAAGAGCATTTCGATGGGATTGAGGTCGGGGGAATAGGCGGGCAAGAAGGACAGCGTGGCGCCGCACGCTTCGATGGCCCGTCGAGCAGCGGCGTTCTTATGGACGTTGAGATTGTCGCAAATCACGATGTCGTCGGCGGCCAAAGTCGGGGCCAGGGCTTGCTCGACCCACGTTGCGAACGCGTCGCCATCCATGGCACCAGGTAAAAGGATGGGAGCGTCCACACGCTCAGAGCGCAGGCCCGCGATAAAGGTATTGTTATGCCAATGTCCGCGGGGAACCGAATCAATGCAGGGTTGGCCCCGCTTGGAACGCCCGCGTAAACGGGTCATCTTCGTATCAAAACCACTTTCGCCGATGAAGACCAACGCCCCGATATTAAGATCCGTCATTCCATTACGCCATCGCATCCGCGCTTCGACAATGTCTTCGCGCTTTTGTTCAGAGGCGACCAGTGTCTTTTTTTTGCGCGTGATGCCATGACGGGCCAACAGGTGCGCGCCCGCAGCACTGGCTGAAAGGCCGTCTTCCAGAAGCGCCACAAAGCGCCCGCGCAAATCACTCGAATACGGCTTTCCCATCCCGGCCGACCTCCTGACGGTCAGCCCGTTGAATCATAAAACGTGATCCTTGGGAATCCCACGCGACTCAACCCGAGATCAGAGCACTCTAGGAGATGCCCAGTGCCTTCAGGCGGCGAGAGACCGTCGATTGGTCTATCCCAAGGATATCGGCAATTTCCTGCTGCGTTTTCTTCTGTCGCACCCGAAGATCCCGAATCGCTTGATCCTGGTCGGTCGATGAAGAATCGGCCCCATTATAAACAACTGCGGTCTGGAGCAGTCCCCCAACTGTGGTCTCGCGCGAAAGGACATTGCCCTCAGGAGTTTTTATATGCTCCCGCTCCACGCCTCCCTTCCTCACAAATTTGACATCGTTTTGCGGATCATCCCGAAGAACATCTAGCTGATTCGAGCCTGCCCCGCTTGTCGGAGTAAGGTCTTTAGCCATGTCATCCTCCATCTAGCACAGGTGCTTTATCGGCGCATTGGTGTCCCAGCGGTGTCCCGATCAAAGAAAAGGCTGATGCTTTGGGACACCAGCCTTTCTTCAAGCCCTTGAAATTCAAGGGAAACTATGGTGAGCCCGGCGCGACTCGAACGCGCGACCCGCTGATTAAAAGTCTATTCCAAGGCACGCCACGAACCCTAGGAAATCCGCGTGTCAGAGGCCCGTCGCGTATTTTTCCATCATATAAACAAGGACATAATTTGACAACCGACTGACAGCGAGAGACACTTAACGCCATCGGATAGCCGCTTTTGGCACTGACACAGTGCTGACACGAGATCGGGGTAAAGCGATGGCCGAGAGCATCACGGATAAAGCTGTCAAGGCGTTGGTGCCCCCGGAGACGGGGAACAGGATCGTGTGGGACGCCACCGTGCGAGGCTTCGGTGTGAGGATCACCGCCAAGGGCGTCCGGGCATTCGTGCTGGACTACAGAGCTTCGGGACGACAACGCCGCCTGACCATAGGGCAATATCCGGATTGGACCGTGACCGCCGCCCGGGACGAAGCCAAGCGGCTGAAGCGGGAAATCGACCTGGGGAACGATCCCCTGGCCGCAGTGGAAGCGGAGCGTGAGGCGCCGACCGTGGGCGTGCTGATCGACCGCTTCAAGGCTGAGGTGCTACCCCGCAACCGGCCTGCTACCGCAACCGAATATGCCCGGATGCTGGATGACCTGGCCCGGCCCGCCCTCGGCAGGATGAAGGCTGAGGATGTGGCATACCGGGATATCGCTGCCCTGCATCGAAAGGTGTCCGCGCGCGCGCCCTACCGGGCGAACAGGCTGGTGGCCGTGCTGTCCAAGATGATGAATTGGGCCGGGAAGGAGGGATTGCGCACTGGCCCCAACCCCTGCAAGGGTATCGAGCGGAACCACGAAGACCGCCGCGAGCGGTTTCTTTCCCCGCTTGAACTGGCGCACCTGTCGGACGCCTTGCACGGACTGCAAGACCGCCGGAGCGCGGATGCCATCCGCCTTCTTTTGCTGACCGGCGCCCGCCGTGGTGAAGTCCTGTCCGCAACCTGGGATCAATTCGACCTGTCGGCCGGTGTCTGGACCAAGCCATCTGCTCACACAAAACAGAAGAAGACGCACCGGATCCCGCTGTCGGCGCCTGCGCGCGCCCTGCTGGCCGACATCCGGGCGCGACAGGATGGAGGCGCCGCCTACCTGTTCCCCGGCGAGGGTGCCGACGCGCACCTGATGGACGTGAAGAAGGCATGGGCGAGCGCAACCCAACGCGCCACCATCGCCATGTGGGACGCGCGCGTGGACACCGAAGCCGGCCGGCTGGTGGCCGACCTGACGACGGACGGGAAGCTGCCGACCTGGACCGCCGTCCAGGCGGAGGCCAAGGCCCGGGGGATTACCTTGTCCGCCGGCCTGACGAACGTGCGCGTGCATGATCTTCGCCACACTTTCGCGTCTGTTCTGGCATCGGCCGGCCTGTCGCTGCCCGTGATCGGCGCCCTACTGGGGCACACACAGACGGCGACCACCGCGCGATATGCCCACCTGATTGACGATGCCCTACGGGCCGCGACCGAGCGGGCCGGAAGCCTGATCGACGCTGCTACCGGGCCGGAAGCTGAGGTGGTGCCGCTGAGTCGAGACAGTCAAAATGGTTCCGATTAGGTACTAATATGCGTAAACGCATAAATTGATAGAGTGAAACTGAAATAGATTGCTGGTTGCGTCAAAAGGAACCACAATGGCCCCCATTGGCACGGGATGACGTGTCTTGCTAACAATGAGGGACTACCATGCACGCGGAGATGTCCACTGGGGCACCCCTGGAGAATGCTGCCCCCGCGCTTGATGAAAACCGTCTTACCATCGAGGGGCGAACGTACCTGACCCGCGCCGGGCTGGCCCGCACGCTGGGGGTGTCTGTGCGCACCTTGACCCGCTGGGAGACCGCCCGGATCCATCCGCCGCGCGTTAAAATCGCCAATCTGGTGCTTTACCCCGAGGCGGAGATCCCGGGGTGGCTGGACACACACACGGTGCGGACGCCGGCCCGGCGCGGGCGGGCTTAAGCCATGGCCCAAAACGGAGAAACCCCGGCCGCGCTGGCGGGCGCTGGCCGGGGTCTGGATACATCGGCGGCGGGCTGTGATGCGGCTGATAGTACCCCTCGCGCTGACCGTAAGCAAGGGTCGCTGGCGAAGCTGACTGTCATCACGGCCGCAAAGCCGGCCCGGCTGGCCAAGTCCTACCGGCTCGACGCCGACGGCAAGTTGGTCAAGGCCGGGGCCGGTCAAATGGTGCGGGGGCGAGCCGAAGTTGTCACTGTGAGCGGTCTGGACGACCTGGCCGCCTACCTGGAGCTATGCCTTGGGCCGGCGCAAGCCCTGACCTACGGACTGCCGGCCCGGCACCCGGTGGATCTGGTGCCGCATCGTGATTGGGTCGCTGCTGGCCAGCCGCACGGGCAGCTACCTCGCACCCTGAATCATTTTTCCTGGCCGTCTGGTCCTGGGGTGATGATGCTAGATCATGACCCGGCGCCCGGCGCCACCGCGCTGTCGCGCGACGATCTGGTGGCCGCAATCCGCACCGCCGCGCCCGGCTTGGCCGATGCCGCGATGCTCTGGTGGTGTAGCGCATCGTCGCACATCATCCACGGCGACACCGGCGAGGATCTGACCGGCCTGCGAGGCCAGCGGCTCTATATACTGGTGGCCGACGCCAGCGACATTCCGCGCGGTGGTGCCGCGCTGGTCGAACGGTTATGGGCCGCCGGATACGGACATATCAGGGTGTCGCAATCGGGCCAGCGGCTGGAACGCACCGTGATTGATGCCAGCGTGTGGCAGACCAACCGTTTTGACTTTGCAGCCGGCGCCGCCTGCGAACCGCCGCTCCGTCAGGAGCGGGGCGCGCCGGTGGTGATCCCTGGCGCCGTCGAAGTGGTAGATACGCGGGCAGCGATCCCGGATCCCGATGCCGAGGTGCGCAAGGCCGCCGACACGGCGAAGGCCAACGCACGGGCCGCTGCGAAGCCCGAGGCCGACCGTGCGGCGGCTCTGTGGGCCGACGCCAGAGCGCGGGACATGGTGGCCGAGGGCGCGACGGAGGGCGAGCGCGAGGCCGCCCGGCGCACTGCCGTCCAGGCGCTGGAAAAGCGCACCTTGGCCGGCGATTGGCCGCTGATCGCGATGATTGACGGCACGGAAAACCCCCTCACCGTGGGGCAAGCCCTGGACGATCCCGACCGCTGGCACGGGGTCCGCACGCTGGATCCGCTCGAACCGGATTACGACGGCCGGCGCGCCGTGGGAAAGCTGTATCTGATCGATAGTCGGCCGCATCTGTACAGCCTCGCCCACGGTGGCATGTCATACCGACTCGTGCGCCAGCCGGCGCGAATCGAGATCGTCAAGGGGCAGGTGTCCGCCACGGTGGACGAGGCCCTGCGCATCATGCGCGCATCGCCTGACCTGTACGATTTCGGCGGCACCCTGGCCCACGTCGAGGGCGGGCAGGTCCGGCCGCTGGACGAGCACACGGCGACATATCACCTGGGCCGCATCACGCAATTCTGGCGATGGCACCGGATCCCCAAAGGCGAGCCGGTGGAAGTGCTGGAGGATCCGCCGGCACGGCTGGTCAAGATGATCGTGGGCATGGGTGCGGCGCGCGGTCTGAAGCGGCTTGATGCCGTCATCACGGCCCCGACCATCCGGCCGGACAAGACCGTACTGGATCGGCCCGGTTTCGACGCCGAAACCGGCCTGCTACTGGAGCCGAGCGACGACCTGGTGGAGGTGCCCGACGCGCCGACGCACGATCAGGTCCGCGAGGCCGTCAACTGTCTGTTGACGCCGTTTGCGGGCTTCCCGCTCGTTGGCCCGGGCGACTGGGGTGTGCTGTTGGCCGCGATCCTGACCGCCGTTGCGCGGCCGGCTCTGCCCACGGCGCCCGGCTTCGCATTTGACGCTCCGGTGCAGGGCAGCGGAAAAACGCTCCTGGCGAAGACAATCGGCACCCTGGCAGCGGGGCGCGAGCCGCAGGCATGGCCGCACACCGCCGGGCGCGATGACGAGGAGACGCGCAAGCGGCTGTTCGCCATGTTGCGGACCGGCGACCGCGTTTTGCTCTGGGATAACGTAATTGGCCGTTTTGAGAGCGCGGCTCTCGCAACCGCCCTGACGGCGCCAATGTACACCGACCGCGTGCTGGGCAAATCGGAATCGCCCGCCGTGCCAAACCGCGCCCTGCTGCTGGTCACGGGCAACAACCTTTCGCTGGGCCGAGACCTGTCACGGCGCATCCTGGTCTGTCGCATCGACCCCAGGATGGAAAAGCCGTGGTTGCGTAAGTTCGACCTGGAGCCGGTGGCGTGGGTACAGGGGCGCCGACAGGCCATGGTCGCCGCCGCGCTGACCGTGATCCGGGGGTATTGGACCGGCGGGTGCGGCCGGGCGCCTGGGGCGTTTGCGTCGTTCGAGCCGTGGGACGATCTGGTGCGCCAACCGGTGGCCTGGATCGGGCGCGACATTCTGCCCGGCGAGTTTGGGGATCCCGTGGGCGCCGTCGAGGCCAGCACGACCGCCGACCCCGATGAAGAGGCAACCGGCGCGCTGTTCGGCGCGCTGCGGGATCGGTTCGGCGACGAGACGTTTTTGGCGAAAGACGTGGCGGGGTGCATGGCCGAGTTGACGCCCGACGATAAGGCCGTGTCGGAAGCAATCCGCGAGATTTTGCCAAGCACCCAAAGTGCAAAATCAATCGGAAAGATTTTGCGAAACAGACGAGACCGCATCGTTTGTGGGCTGGCGATCCGGTGCGCCCCCGACGCGACGGGTACAATGTTGTGGAGGATTGCACATTCGGCCCGTGCTGAGTGTGCATAATTTTACCCATCCGGGTTTACCGGCTTTATCGGGTTTACATACCCTCTAACACGAGGACTCATGAAAGGGTTTGGTATGAGTACGCATATGGAAGGGGAGACAAACCCGGCGAAGCCTGTAAACCCGGGCACGCAAAAAACACACGTTCAGACCGACCCCGACCTGGACCGCCTACGCCAAATCCTGGACGGCTTGGGCCACGGCGGCACCCTGCCGCCCGAGGCTGGACGGATCCGCCGCACCCTGGCCGAACGGTTCGGCCGGCGCTGGGGGCTGACCCTGACCCCGCCGCTCCGCGAGTTTGGCCCCCGGTCCCTGGCCGAGATGGCCGGGCCGAGGAGGTGGCGCCGCGATATCCCCGACTGGCCTTATACGGTGGCGGATCATCACCAGTGCTTCGCCGACGCGACCGGCCGCGCGGCGATGGTCGCATGCCACAACTACAGTTGGCATCCCCATGCCATCCGCGAGTTTGCCCGTCGGCATGGGCTGGTGGCGCTGATCGACCCGGCCGATCCGGAGGGCTGGTGGTGGCCGGGTGGGCCGACGTACCTGGTCATCTACAGGCCCACGACGGCGCGCCCGCTGGACGGGCTGGGGCTGGTGGCATAGCCGCTTGCCCCCTTTGGCCGCTTTCCGCATTTTTTGCACAAACTCCGAACGTGCAAAAACTGCGGGTTCGGCCCCCCAGAATACCCGGGTCCTTCCAGGGGTCTTTAACCGAGGGTGAGCGCCCGTCGCGATGCCGCCCTAGCGTCTGCCTATTTTTTAGGCTAAACTGGCCTAATCGCATATAAAGTAGGCAATTCCGATGCCCGACACCGAAACCAAATCCGCTTTTGCCGCGCGCGTTGGCGTCACCCCTGGCCGCGTCTCGCAACTGATCGGCCAGGGCTTGCCCCTGACCGAGGACGGCAAGCGGGTTCGGGTGGCCGAGGCTTTGGCCTGGCTGGATCGGACCCTATCGCCGCATCAGGTGCTGGCCCAGAGGCGACCGAGGCCCGACCCGCCCAAAGGGGGCCCTGAATCGCAGACCCCTTTGCCCGACCCGCCCAAAGGGGGCGGGGAATCGCACCCCCCTTTGCCCGACGTGCCGGAAGGCGACTATCCGGAGGCCCGGCGCGTACACGAATGGCACAAGGCCCGCCGCGCCGCGCTTGAATACGACCGTGCCCGGGGCCGCGTCATCGATGCCGACGCTGCACGGCAAGAGGCGTTCGCCCGTGCCCGGGCCGAGCGGGATAGCTGGATGGCCTGGATTCACCGGGTGGCGCCGATCCTGGCCGCCGAGCTTCGGGCCGATGAACACGCCGTTTTCGTCGCGTTGCAGCGGGAGGTTGACGATCATCTTTCCTGGTTGGCCGACACGCCGCTTGCCGCCATGGGGGCCAGCGATGGGGATCATTGACGATGCCCGACGCGACGGACTGCGACCGGCGCCACGGCTGACCGTCTCGGAATGGGCGGACCAGCACCGGCGCCTGCCGCCAACCGCCGCCGAACCGGGCCGCTGGCGCACCGACCGCACGCCATACCTGCGGGCGATCATGGATTGCCTGTCGCCATCGGACCCGACCGAGCGCGTGGTATTCATCAAGGGCGCACAAGTCGGAGGCACCGAGGCCGGGCTTAATTGGATCGCCTACGCCATCCATCACGCGCCGGGCCTGATGATGCTGGTTCAGCCCAGTCTGGACATGGCCAAACGCAACACGGTAACGCGCATTGATCCGATGATCGCCGCGACACCGGCCTTGCGTGATCTTGTCGTTGCCCCGCGAAGCCGCGAAGCCGGGAACAGCATGTTCCGCAAGGCGTTCCCCGCCGGGGAACTGATCCTCACCGGGGCCAATTCCGCCGCCGCCTTGCGATCGACCCCGGCCCGCTACCTCTTCCTGGACGAGGTGGACGGCTTCCCCGGTGACGTTGACGGCGAAGGCGACCCGGTAGACCTGGCCGTTCAACGGACGGCGACCTTTCGCGGGCGGCGCAAGATCCTGATGGTGTCCACCCCGACCCTAAGGGGGCTGTCGCGCATCGAGGCCGCTTATCTAGAGAGCGATCAACGCCTGTATGAGGTGCCGTGCCCCGGCTGCGGGCATTTCGCGCCGATCACCTGGGATCGGATCCGGTGGCCCGAGGGCCGAAGAGGCGAGGCGTTCCTGTTCTGTGCAAAATGCGGATCCATCATTGAAGAACACCGCAAGCCCGCCCTGCTGGCTGCCGGCCGGTGGACGGCGACGGCCGACGGCGACGGCAAGACGGCGGGCTTTCACCTGTCGGGCCTTTATTCGCCTTGGACCACCTGGGCGGAAATTGCGTTGGAGCATGGGCGCGTCAAGAAAGACCCGACACGACTTCAAGTCTGGGTGAACACCCGCTTAGGAGAAACGTGGGAAGACCAAGCCGGCGAGCCGATGGCCGAAGCCGACCTAATGATCCGGCGCGAGACCTGGGACCCCGACACCGTGCCCGAGGGGGTGGTGGTGATCACCGTTGGCGTTGACGTGCAAGACGACCGCGTGGAAGTCACCTTCATGGGGTGGGGCGTCGGAGAAGAGGTGTGGATCCTGGACCACGTGGTCATCTGGGGGGACCCCTCGGCTCCGGCCTTGTGGGGCGACTTGGACGCCTTGTTGCAAAAAGTCTGGCGCCACCCTCGGGCCGTGCCTGACTTGACCGTGCGCGCGGCCTGCATCGACACCGGCGGGCATCATACCGTGCGCGTGTACGATTTCGTGCGCGACAAGGCGGCGCGCCGGATCTGGGCGGTCAAGGGGCGGTCAACCCCTGGCTCGCCGCTCTGGCCCCGGAAGCCCAGCAAAAACAACAAGGGACGGATCCCGCTTTTTCTTGTCGGGGTGGACCAGGGCAAGGACGCTGTGGCCGCCCGCCTGCGCATGACCGACCCCGGGCCGGGCTATTTTCACTTCGCGGGCACCCTCGGGCCGGACTACTTCTCGGGCCTGACGGGCGAAAAGTGTGTCACGCGCTTCAAAAAGGGCCGCCCGACCCGGGAATGGATAAAGATATCCGATCGCCGCAACGAGCCTCTGGACTGCGCGGTTTACGCCCTGGCCGCCCTGCACGGGCTGAAGTCTGCCGGCCTTGATCTGGACAGGGAGGCCGCCCTGGCCCGCTCAATGCCCCTCCGAGGTACGCCCGAAGCTGCCCGGGCTGCCGTCCAGCCCGAAGCCCCGGCTGTCATCCGGTCGGCATGGATTGGGTGATTGACTAAATTATAGGCATTGCCTAAAATATAGGCATTCTTCGGAGGAATGCCCGTGCTTGCTCGCCTGCGACGCCTGTTTGCCCCGCCCCGAACCCGCGCCCTTGAAGCGGGAGCGCGGGGACGCCGCTGGGACGGCGCGCCCGTGGTGTCACGGAGCCTGACCAACGACGTGGCCGCCCAGGGGCGCACGGTGTCGGCTCGGGCGTCGCACGCCGCGCGCAACGACCCCCATGCCGCCGCCGCCGTCTCGGCGCTGGTTGCGTCGATCGTCGGGCCGGGCATTGTCCCTTCGAGTCAACATCCCGACCCCGAGGCCCGCGAGCGCGTCAATGCCCTGTGGGCCGATTGGGTGTCCCTGGCCGACTTCGACCGCCTGGGCGATTTCTACGCGCTGCAAGCCCTGGCCGTGCGCCAGATGATCGAGGTGGGAGAGAGCTTCGCGCACCTGTTCGACGTGGGCGACGGGTTGCGCCTGCGGCTGATCCATCCCGACCAAGTGCCTTTCGAGTTTCCGTTGATCGGCCCCGCCTCGAACGTGCGGGCGGGTGTCGAGTTGGACGATCTGGGCCGGGTGGTGGCCTATCACGTCCTGCCCCGGCGCCCGGACGATCCCACGGCGCCTTTCGTTGCCGCCTATACCCCGGTGCGCGTTCCCGCCGACGACGTGGCCCACCTGTTCCAGCCCCTCGAACCGGGCCAGCTTCGGGGCCTGTCCTGGCTGGCGCCCGTCCTTTTGAAATTGCACGACCTGGACCAGCACGCCGACGCCGCCTTGATGAGGGCCAAGGTCGCGGCCTTGCTCTGTGGGGTGATCACCGACCCGGATGGGAGCGGCGCGGGCCTGGGCGGCACTCAAACCGGCGGCACCCTGACCACGGGCCTTGAGCCGGGCACCCTCTTGTCGCTGCCGCCCGGGAAGGGTGTCGAGTTTCTGGACCCGAAGGAAAGCCAACATTTCGACGCCTTCACGAAATCGCACTTGCGCGCCGTGGCCGCTGGTCTGGGCATCCCCTACGAATTGCTGACCGGGGACCTGTCGGGCGTGAACTATTCGAGCATCCGTGCCGGCATGGTCGAGTTTCGACGGAAACTTGAACACTGGCAACACAACGTCGTCGTGTTCCGCTTCTGCCGACCGATCTGGGATCGGTGGATTGAGTATTGCGGTCTGTCTGGCCTGTTGCCCGGATACCTGGACGATCCCGCGCCCTATCACCGCGTGGATTGGCTCCCGCCGCGTCAAGAATGGGTCGATCCGAAAAAGGACACCGAGGCCGAGGTCTTGGCAATCCGCGCCGGGTTGAAGAGCCGGACGCAAGCCATCACGGAACGCGGCTATTCGCCCGAAAAGGTGGACGCGGAAATTGCCCTGGACCGTGCCCGCGAACAACGGCTTGGCCTGGCGTTCGACACCACCTTGCCGACGACTGCGGAGGCCCCTGCCGATGCCTGACACCTTGACCCGCGCCCTGGGGAGCCCGTCCACCCTGTCCAGGGAGGCCCGCACCGTCGAAGCCGTGGCCCTGTCCGGCCCCGCGCCTGCCGTGCGCCCGGCTCCGGCGCCAGACGGAAGCCGGACGGCTTGGGTCGAGGAACTGGACGCCCAGGGCGCCGACCTGTCGCGGTTCATCGGCGGGCCGGCGCTGGTCGATCACACCAACCGCGTTGACGCCGCCGTGGGGCGCGTCGAGACCGCGCGCATCGAGGGCGACAAGATCCTGGCCCAGGTGCGCTTCGACACAAGCCCGGGGGCGGATTCCCTCATGGGCAAGCTGGAAGCCGGATCCGTGCGCGGCGTGTCGCTCGGCTACATCGTCCAGACCTGGGAGCGCGCCGGAACGCGCGATGGCCTGCCGGTGTTCTGCGCGGTGGCTTGGACCCCGCATGAAATCTCATTCACCCCGCTGCCGGTCGATTCCGGCGCCCTTGTCCGATCGAAGGATCACCCCATGCCGAACACTACCCCTGCCGCCGACGCGGTGCCCGTTGACGACACGGCGCCCGAGGATCGCCTGGGCAAGCTGGAAGCCCTGGTTGCCAAGCTGGCCGAAACCGTCGAAGCCCTGGCCAAGCCCAAGGACGACAAGCCCGCCGCCCCTGCCACGGGCGCCCGGTCGATCGTGCTCAACAACCGGCCTTCTGTCGTCCAGGGCGCCAGTTATGACGACCCCGCCGTCATGCGCCGGGGCATGGCCGATGCCCTGGCCGCGAGCTTTTCGCCCTTGGTGCAGGCCGAGGGTCACGCGACGATGTACCGGTCTTGGCGCCCGTCGGACATGGCCGCCGCGCTGCTGTCGGCTCGCGGGGAAACCGTGAACCGCTTCGACCGGGAGGCACTCCTGGTGCGCGCCCTGGGCGCCCATGGCACGTCCGACTTCCCCGGCCTGCTGGCCGACGCCGCCAACAAGGCGTTGCTCGCCCAGTACCAAGCCGCCGCGCCGACCTACCGCCAGATTGCGGCGCGCAAGGCGTTTCAGGACTTCAAGGCGCATCGCTTCTTGCGGGTGGGTGATTTCCCGACGTTCCATGAAGTGATCGAAGGCGGAGAAACCCGCTACGGCACCCTGTCGGAGAACAACGAAGCTGTCACCGCGCGGGAGTTTGCTTCGGGGATCGTCATTGGCCGCAAGGCGCTGATTAATGACGACTTGAGCGCGCTGTCTGACTTCTCGGGCCTGATCGCCACGCGCGCCGCTGCCTTCGAGGACGCGACCGTTTACGCCCTGCTGGCCGACAACGGCCCCACCCTTGCCGATGGCAAGGCGCTGTTCGATGCCGCCCACGGCAACAAGGCCGGCACCGGTGCCGCTTTGAGCGTCACCACCCTGTCGGCTGCCGTGGCCGCCCTGCGCGGCATGACTGGCCTGGACGGGTTGCCGCTGAACGTCCAGCCCCGCTTCCTGGTGGTGGGTGTCGCCGCCGAGGTCGCGGCGCGGCAGGTGGTGGCGACGATCACCCCGGCCAAGTCCACGGACGTGAACCCCTGGGGCGGTGCCTTCGAGGTCATCGTCTCCCCGCACATTGCGGGCAATCGCTGGTTCTTGGCCGCTGACCCTGCCCAGGTGCCGAGCGTGGTCTACGGCTGGGTTGGCGGCGCCGAGGGGCCGCAAATCAGCGTCGAAACCGACTTCGATACGCGCGCCGTGAAGGTCCGGGCCGGGATCGACTTCGGGGCTGGGGCCATCGACTTCCGGGGCCTGTACCTGAACGCGGGCGCTTAATCATGACAACGGAAGACCTGGTTGCGCGCCGGGACGCCCTGCAAGAGGCCATCGATACGGGCGTGCGGGAATGCCAATACGCCGACGGGACGCGGATGGTCTACCGCTCGACCGCTGAAATGCGGGACGCGCTGGCCCGGCTCAATGAGCGGATCGGGTCTTCCGTCCCGCGTGTCTCGCGCATTGTGTTTTCAGCAACGAAGGGACTTTGACCATGGCGACTAATTTTGTCCAAGACGGGCATATCGTGACGATTACGGCCCCGGCGGGGGGCGTGTCGTCCGGGGATGGGATCTTGGTGGGGGCGCTGTTTGGCGTGGCCCTGACCGATGCCGCCGAGGGCGAAGCGGTCAACGTCCAGCTGTCCGGGGCGTGGTCCCTGCCGAAGGCGAGCGCGGCTGTCTTTGCCCAGGGCGGCGCGGTGTCGTGGGACAGCACCGCCGGCCAGTGTGTGGCGCCTGCGACTGGTAAGGTCCCCGTGGGCACCGCCTTGGTGGCCGCCGGATCGGGCACCACGTCGGTGGTGGTGCGCCTGGACGGCACTGCGACGGCTGCCGCGTAGGCACGCTGATGGCCCGCGCGCGCACCAAGGCACCCCGATCCATCGGCCCCACGCCGGAACGGCTGGCAAAGCCCGATGGGCAGTTTGTCACCGTCCCGACCGAAAGCGCGGGCCTGTATGCCGCGCGCTCGGTGCCCACCTGGGAGCGGCTGCTGTCGCGTGGAGTGATCGATGACCGGCAGGCGACGGCCGCCGCCTTCTATGTCCAGGCATGGGAGCGGCTTGAAGGCGCTGGACATGCGCCTTCCATCCTTTTGAAGGCCGGTGCCGCTGTTGACGTGTCGTGGTCGGGCGGCGCATTGCCCGAAAAGGTGATCCGCATTGCCGGGCAATTCCGCAAATGTTGCTCGTTGCTGGGGGCTGACCTTTTTCTCGTTGATGCCGTGGTCCGGCTCGACCTGCACCCGGCGAAATCCTGGCAGAAAAACCGGCTTCGCGCTGCCCTGGGGCGGCTGGCCGATGCCATTGGAGCATGACCTGATGACGCCCGAAGACCGCCATGCCGACGCCCTGCGCCGGATCGAGCAAGCCCTGGATGACCTGAAACAGGCCGCCCGTGACATGGCGGCGGACGACCAGCAACCGCCGCCGCCTCGGGCGCGCCCTGTCCGGCGCCGTCGCGTCACGCGGTCAAAGTGGATGGACCGATGACCGACACCCGGCCCGTCGAAGTGACGCTGATCCAGGTGGACCGCACGCCGGGCCGGGGTTCGCTGGTTGCCCTGGCCGTCGCTGAAATCGACGTAGGCGGGATCGTGTTCCGATTGCAGGCCGTCCCGATCCGGTGCGAGCGCGGGGGGCGGCTGACCATCGGCGAGCCATGCACCCGTGACCCGAGCGGTGCATGGGTGCCCGCCGTCTGCCTGCCGCCTGAGGTGTTCGGGGCGCTGACGGATTTGGTGCGCGCGGAGTTGCGGGAGGCGGCGTAGGTTCACCCTAATTGGGGGCAGAAACCCGTCAAGTCTTATCTGCGAACTGAAATCGCGCCAATTCCTGGCTTAAAATGCTCAAGAACGACAGGTGAGAATCTCTCTCTTTTGTTATTGCTTTTATTTCCGACCTTCTCGAACCAAACGCAAGTCACACCAGTCTCGCCCGTCATGTAGTGATCCCCAACGCTTTCAACGGTCATCGCGGGACCGCCAGACTTCAGTCTCACGACATCTCCCGGCTTGAACTCCATGCTCTTCCTCCATCACAAAAAAGGGCGGACAACACAGAAACGATATTGTGGACCGCAACCAAGCGCAATGGGTGTCATTGTCAACTGGAAACTTCGCCGCTCTTTCCAGTATCCGCGCCCGGCTCTGGCAGGTATCCCCGATCCTGAAGCCACGCTTTCAGAATCCGCTCGACCAGCGACGAGACCGAGCGGTCATCGTCCGCTGCCGCGCGGGTGAGGGCGTCCTTCACTTCGGGTTCGACCCGGAAGCCGAGCGGAGCCGTTCGGACCATATTCTAACATCCTCTAACATTGTTGTTGACGTTATGCATATTGGCGTTACTATACTAACATTGTTAGAGGATGCAAGCGCCCCAAACGGAGACACCACGATGACCAAAACAACCAATACCACGGCGCCCGCCGCCCTGGATCACAAGACCCTCAACGCCTGCATTTTGCGCATGGACGCGCTGGCCGGGCTGCTGGATTGGCTGTCTGCCGCTGAGACAGCCCTTATCGACTGCGCCGAGGATCAGCCGGCGGATCGAAGCCGGTCCTTGGCCTTGTGGGCCCTCAAAGAGTATGTGGACGACACCGCCGCCATGCTGGACCCCGAGCGGCGCACCACCGCCTGA